GAAGAAATAAATAGTAAATACAAAGGATTGTATTCAGAAAAATTATTAGAATCTATTATTAAAGAGAATGTTGATAAAATATTAGACTTGATTAAGCCTAAAAAAAATACAATGGCTGTTTCTCTTTCATTATCAAAAGATGTTTTAATAGATAATCCTGAACTCAAAGTTGTATTTGAGCATAATGGGATTTCGATGAATAAAAATTATTTTCAAGATTATGAATTTGTAAAAATGGATAAAACAGAACAAGTTAATGAAAAATGGAAGCCAATAGGAACTAATACTGTAAAAGGAACTTTTGATCACGAATTCGGACACCAGTTAGATAAATTTTTAGATTTAAAAAATGATAAAGAGATAGAAAAAATACATAAACAATTAACAAAAGAAAATAGTTTTAAAGAAAAACTTTCAGGTTATTCTCAAAAAAGTAAAGCTGAAATGATTGCTGAGGCTTGGAGTGAATATAGGAATAATTCAGAACCTAGAGAAGTAGCTAAGAAAGTTGGAAAGAGAGTTGAGGAACTATGGCAACAATATCAGAGAAAGAAATAAAATTTAATAAAGAAATCTCAGAAACTCTTTACGGAAATGGCAAAACATTTGATGAAATTGTTAAAGCTGATATTTCAGAAAATGAGTTTAAAGAACAAGCTAAAAAATTATTGTGGACATCTGAAGAAATTGAAAATTTCCTTTCAAAACATAAAGAAGAAATAAAAATTGGAAAATTTACCCCATTAAGAATAATTATGTTTGAAAATTTGGTAGAGTAAGTAATGATAAAATGACAATTTTAATAAAAAATAAAGAATACCTATATAAAATAAAATCAAGCATAATTATTGAAAATATTTTAATATATAAAGGAATATTATGAAGTTTGAAATAAAAACAAATGTAGATGAATTTTCACTGAATTTTGCTAATAAAATAGAAGAAATTCAGCAGGAAGAGTTATTAGAAGAAATAGGTTTCTATATGGAAAATGAAATGAGAAAAAGATTTGATACAGGTACTGATATGAATGGCAACGCCTGGGAAAAATTAAAGTATCGCCAAGGGAAACCACTACGAGATACAGGAGCCTTAATGGGATCATTAGGAGAAATGAAAAAAATAGGTAGCAATAGAATTGCTGTTTTTTCTAATTTAAAATATGCAAGACTACATGACCAAGGTGGGATAATAGAACCAAAGGAAAAGAATACTCTACATTTTAAAATTGATGGAGTGGACTACTTTTCTAAAAAAATAACAGTTCCTGCCCGAAAATTCTCTGGAATTTCTGACAAAAATAAGAAAGAAATTCAGAAAATTGTAAGTGAATATTTTGAAAAAAAATTAAAATAGTTTGCTAAAAATTGAAAAATAATATATAATATTCATATGTGAAGAGACCGAGAGTCCAGTTTCGTGAAAACGAACTGGACTTTTTTTTATTGTCAGTCATGACTGACAACAAAATGAAAGGAAATAAAATGAGCTACTTATTATTTACAGCTGGAGACTATGGTAAAAAAGGTAAATGGACAGGAAATAAGTTTAGAAAACTTATCGAAAATAGAAAAGAACTTGATATTATACCTTTTCACACATCAGAATTTACTAATAAGGGAATACTAAAACATGAAATACCAGTAATTGGAAAATTTAAGGACTTAAAAATAGAAAACGATTCCATAATTGCGGAAAATGTTGAAATTTTTAATAAAGAACATTTTAAAAATAGGAAAGTCGACAGACTTTCTGTAGAGATAGAAAACGAGGAAATAATTCGTGTAGGTGCATTACCGGAAGGGGTTGCTCCCGCAGTTGAAAATTCTGGTTCATTAAAAAATTTAGAGTTTTCAGCTGAAGGAATTGAAATGGAATGGATAGAACAGAACAAAATAATAAATTTTAATATTGATAGAGGTGAAAAAATGAATTTGGATGAGATTTTGGCAAAACTGGGAGAAATATCTTTAGAAGATAAGATTAAAATCATAAATGCAGCTTTAAAATCACTGAAAGAACATGAAATACAAGTTGCAAAAAAGGATATAAATCTTGATATATTGAAAGATAAAGAACCTGAAAAATCAGAAGAGGAAATAAGAAATGAAGCAAAGAAGGAATTTCAAAAGGAACAGGAAATAAAAGAATTCATGGAAAAAAATAAAAATAAAATTACTCCTGCATTGAAGAGCCTAGGAATAGAATCACTTATTACTAAAGTAATGAAAGATAATGATGGTGTTATAGAATTTTCTGAAAATAATCAAACAAAGCAATCTAATTCTAAAGAAATCCTAGAAAAGCTATTTGAAAATATGAAATCATATGGAAAAAGTTCGATTGAATTTGGAAATGATGTTTCAGGAAATGAAAGCTATGCTGAAGAACAGATAAGAAAATATAAAGAAAGAAATGGAGTGAAGTAGAATGGCAGAAAAAAATAGAGTAAATGAAACAAAAGGAGAAAATAAGGATTTAGTTTTAAATCAATTTCTCTCTCATTATAATGTAACATTGAAGGGCGGAGAAACAATAGAATATGGTCAAGCACTTTCATTAGATAAAACTACAGGGAAATATGTGAAATATGCTGGATCAGGAACTCTTCCAAAAACAATTTATTGTGGAATTGACGAAAATATAACAACATCAAGTGATACAGTCATTCAAGTAATCAGAAGTGCAGATGTTGACGGAAATTATGTAAAAGGTATTTCGAAAACAAGCTATGAAGCTATAGACAATTTAGAAAAATACGGAATATATATAAAATTTTAAAGAAAGGAATTGATGTATAGATGGCATTAACTCAAACACAAGTAAAATTAACAGCCTTATTTGCTGTTGTGGAAAAAAAAGTACAAACACATTACTTAGATAGATTTACAAATTCAAATCCCGAATTTTTAAGCGAAAATGAAACAATAAATGTTAAAGATTTAAATGATTTTCTAGTAGAAGCAGGAATAATAGAACGTGGGAGTGAAATTCCTTATATAAAAGTAAACGGAATTGATACGACATCAATAACTCCTGATATTATTGCAGCATCTTATCCTTTAAGACCTGTAATGCCTACTTCTACTGTAACAATGATTAACGGTAAAGAAGTTTCTGCACAGGATTTTGAAGAGGATAGAATGCTTGCAAAATTAAAAAATGCAATTCTGAAAACTAAAGAAAAAGCAGCTGCAAACATTTTCTTGCAAGGTAAATATTTACAGAAAGAATCAGGAACTCTAATAGATTTTAAATATGATGCAGCAGAAGAAATTGATGCAAAAACAGTAGAAAACTGGGTAATGTTTTTCTTTAAATTAATAGATGATTATGAAGAAAAAAATGGAATCTATCCTGATAGAATTGAACTTGGAAGAAAATTATTCGAAAAGATAATAAAAAATAATGAATTTCTTGAAATAGCAAAGGCTTATTCTAACAGTATTGGTCTGAGTTCTGATAAACAACAAGTTTATCTGGATCTGTTAGGACAAAGAATATCTAAACTAAAAAATGCAAAAACATTTGATGACAAAGATATAAATGTTGATGATTATATTTATTTATCTTCAGATTCTGCTCTTGTTTCAGGATATGCAGCACTTGAAGCAGTGGATGACTCAGGAAATCCTTTTGTTGCAAGAACAACAGAAATACTGGATAAAACTCCTGCAAATAAGGAAACGGCAAGAGGGAAAATGTTTGCAAAAACTGGTTTCGTTCCAATTCTTGCCATAAAAGAATTTATTGTGAGATATAAAATCAAAAATATAGATAGTATTACTATGTCAAAAGCAACTGCTACATTAGATGCAGTAGCAGATTACTATTTAACTATGGATGTAGCAGCAATGACTTCAGCTATCAGTACTCTTACTGATAAAACATTATTGAATTACATGTTAGTAAAAGAAACTAGAACAAGTGGAAAATCTGCAATAAATGCTAGATTAGGACAACTATAATAGAGGTAATCTATGTTAGAAAAAATATCAGCGACTTCTCAGGAAGTCGCTTTAAATGAAGAAAAACTTGAAGAAATAAAATATATACCAAAAACTATATTGATAGAGATATGTAGAATATCTAAAAAAAATTCAGAAGAATTAATAGAAGATATTAAAAAAAGACTTGAACCAGATGCAATGATTTTTGTTAAAATTTTTCTTGGTCAGGAAAAAATGGAAACATTATCTGAAGATAATAAAAGAATTTTAACAGAATTATATGTTGCCTGGAAACTGTATGAAGCAATGGAAAATGAAAAAATATCAGAAGATAAAAAAGAAACATTGTATAAATTACTAGAAAATTTAAAAGGTGTTTCAAATTCTTCCGGAAACAGTCAAAATTTAGAAAATGATAATAAATACGGCGAAATAAGAGTTTACTAGGAGTAGAAATGATAGAACTGTTATTAAAAAAATTTGAAAAAAGTCTGGCTAAAGATTATCCTGATTACACTTTTTTTATAACAGAAGAGATGCAAGAAGAAGATTTTATAAGAAATTCTGTTATATGTGAAATATCTGGGATAACTGTATTAAACAGCAAAAATTATACTATAAATTTGAATTTCTATATTACGAAACCAAAAATTCAGGACGATTTAGGGCAATTTATAGTACAAACATTGGATATTCAAAAAAAGATACAGGAATTAGATATTAACAAGACATTTTATTCGGATAAGCTACTAATTGAATTTGGGGAATTAAAAGCAAAGGAAGTAAAAGATACTTTCAGGGTTTCACGAATTTCAGGCCAGTTTAATATAACAAGACCAGTTGAAAATATATTGGAGCAAAAAGAAACCTATATGAGAAGACTTTTTGTAGATAAAAAAGAGGTGATAGATTGATGAACGACAGTCCAAAATTTGTTCTTGAAATAGAAGAAAGAGCGGCAACTGCTATACAGAGAAGTCAGCAAGGAGTATTAGGAGTTATTTTATTTGATTCAACAAAGGAACAGGAAATATACAAATTTGCAAACTCTCTTGAAGTATTGCAAGCGGATTGGAATGATAAAAATTTTAAATATTTAAAAGATCTAGCATTTGTCGGATCTCCGTACAAAGTTGTAGTAAAAAGAATCAAAACAGAAGAAAGAACGAGTGTAAATTTATCTAAAATTTTACATGAAATGGAAAATGAAGTAGATTCTTTTGTCATTCCGGAGGCAACAGAAACCGAGACAGATGGATTAATATCATATGCAAAGCAAAGACATGATGTAGAAAGAGGAAAAGTTGGGGTAGATTTTGACCAGGCATCATTTTTTATATTTGTTGCTTCAGATAAAAATCCTGATCATCACGCCATAGTTGTAAATGATATAGATGAAGTAACAGTAAATGGTAAAAAATACACAAAATCTGAATTTGCATTGGCAATAGCATCACTTGAAGCAGGATGTCCAATAAGCAGAAGCTTGACAAATATGAAAATGGGCTTTATTGAAAGCTGTAAATTGCCTGAAAGTCCAGGAACAATAACTAAAGCAGGAAAAATAACAGTAACATCATTAAAAGATGACACTGGATTAAGTTATTATGTAATAAATAGAGGTGTCACTTCTTTTATCAGTCCAACAACAACTAAGCAGAGAAGATTCAGCAAAATTAAAGTCGTCAGAACTTTATTTATGGCAACCGAAGATCTTAAAAAAACTTGGGATATTTATAAAGGAGCAAACAATAATACTTATCATAGAAAAATGGCTCTAATTAATGCAATAAATGCTTATACAGATTCACTTATGGAGCAAGGTGTCCTTGATTCGAATTACTCAAATACTTTTGATATAGATATCTCTGAACATAAAAGAATTTTAATGGTGGAAAGAAATATGACAAGAGAAGAAGTGGACAAGATAAGTATTTCTGAAATAAGAAGAATAAATACAATTGATAGGGTTTATGTCAAATGTGAAGAACTTATGCCTGTCGATGCAATGGAAGACTTTTTTGGAAAAGCAATAATGAGAAGTTAGGAGGTAATGACAAATGGCAGATATAGATTTATTTAAGGCTCATGAAGTCATGTCAGGATCCTATGGAACTTGCATGATGAATGGAAAAGTAGTAGCCGAAGTATTTGAATGGAAAGCTGAAATAAAGATTGATAGAAAAGATATTAAGCTCCCTGGCGGACAAAAAGGGAAAAAAATAGTAGGAGCTTCTGGAGAAGGAAGTCTGAAAAGATATAAACTAAATTCAAACTGGACAAAAGATTTTATGAAAATAACTAAAGGACAGGAAGTATATTTTGAACTTTATCTGGAAATAAATGATCCTGATGCAGCAGGGGCCGAAGCAATAAGGATTACACAATGTTGGAATAGCGATGGTTTTGAATTTGCAGCTAAATCAGGTGAAGAAATCACTGAAGAAATGAAATTTGGATTTATAGCTAAAAACTTACAACTGGTGGAAAGGGTATAATCTATGGATTTAAAAAAATTATTAGCTGAAAGAGAAGCTGTATTAAAAGAAAAAGAAAATGAGCAGCTGATTGAAATAAAAATAGAAGGCTATTCAGAAAATTTTATATTAAAAGTCCCAGAAAGAGAAGCTTTAATTGAACTTTTTAGAGCTCTCGGTATTAAAAAATTTGAAAAAGAAATAATAGACAAAATTTTTAAAGAAAATATGGAAAAAGCACTAAAAGCAATTGGAAACTTTGTTTTTGAATTATTTATTGAACCAAATTTTGTTAAAGAATCAACAGAACTCATGGCTCAGTTTAATGTTCAAAGCAGAAATGAAATTTTAAACAAATTTTTTCAGGCAAAAGAAATTTTAGAAATTTTTGCAATAACTGTCCAAAGATTACATAAATTATATGAAATGTCAGAAAATACAGCAGTTACAGAGATAAAAAAAAAATCAAAGAAAATAAAGACAAAAAGCTAAATGTAATAATTCACTATATTCAAAAAGGATGGACTCCAAAAGATTTTGAATATATGAAAGAGGAATTTTGGGATTATTACATAGCAGCAATGGAATTAGAAAAAGAAGAAAAATCTGAAAATAAAGCTCTTAGAGAAATCTTGAGTTTATAAAGGTTCAAACATGGAGTTTGAGCCTTTATTTTTTCAGGGAAAGGAAAAAAATGGCCAGTGATAGCTATATGGCAATGGAAGTTCAGGTTGACTTGAAAGATGCAATTTCAAAATTAAGCTCCCTGGCTGATAAAATAAAAGATTTAAGTGAAACTACAGAAAAATCTGGAGAAAAGAACGAAAAATTTAAGGAAAGTTTTAATCAGGCAGCGAAAGTATTATCAGAAACTGGACAAAAATTAGAAAAAACAAAGAATAAAATGCAGGGAATAGAAAAAGAAACTGAAAAATCTGGTAAAAGTGCAGATAGAACTGGAAAAGAATTTGACGACATGGGAAATTCAGCTGAGAATGCTGGAGAAAAAGGAAAAAAAGGGTTAAAAAAGCTCTCTGATGAAGCAGATAATGCTAAGAAAAAAACCTCTATGTTTGGTGAAATTTTTAAAGCTGATCTTGCAGTTGCTGCTGTTAAAAAAGTAGGTAAAGCAATATTTGATTTTGGAAAAGATGCTATAACTACTACTGTTGGTTTTCAAAAAAATATGAATGAAGTATTTACAATGCTTCCAAACATTACTCAACCAGAAATGGCCAAACTTAAAAATGATATTTTAGACCTATCGGATAAATTTGGAGTATTGCCTGAAAAGACAGTCCCAGCATTGTATCAGGCATTGTCCGCAGGAGTACCTCAGAATAATGTCATGACTTTTTTGGAAACCGCTCAAAAAGGTGCTGTAGCAGGAGTTTCTGATGTATCTACAGCTGTTGATGGACTATCTTCAGTTGTAAATGCCTGGGGAGAGAAAAATATAACTGCAGCACAGGCTAGTGATTTGATGTTTACTGCTGTCAAAGAAGGAAAAACTACATTTGGAGAAATAGCAGGAAGTATTTCTAAAGTCGGTCCACTAGCTGCGAGTCTAGGAGTCCAATTTAGTGATGTAACTGCTGCGTTAGCAAGTATGACTGCAAAAGGAACTCCTACAGAAGTAGCTATGACACAATTAAAAGCAGCTTTTTCAGAATTATCTCAAGGAAGTTCTAAAGTTTCAAAGGAGTTTCAGAAAGTTACTGGAGGATCTTTTAAAGACTTTATTGCAAAAGGTGGAGATCTTCAAGGGGCTTTAAAAATTTTAGACGAAAGAGCAAGAAAATCTGGAAAAGGAATAAATGAACTTTTCGGAAGTGTTGATGCAGCACAGGTTGCTTTATCATTAACAGGTGAAGGTGCAAAAGGATTTGCCGAAGATCTTGAAGCAATGAAAAATTCAATTGGAGCTACTGATAATGCTTTTAATACCATGAATCAAGGAATCGGTCCAACATGGGATAAGCTGACAACAAGAATGACAACGAGAATGATAAGAATTGGCGACTCAATGGCTCCTACCATTGAAAAAATTGGTAATGCTGTTCTGGGAATCTTTCCATATTTAGACCAGATGGGAGCTGCTTTTCAAAGTCCAATGTTTTTAGAATTTGTGAGGCTATTATCTGAAATTGGAGCGACTGTAGGCTCTATACTAATGCCTGCATTAATGCAATTAAGTGGTGTTATTGGTGGAGTATTAATGAGCGTATTTCAGAATTTTATGGCAAATGGAGAGCAGTTTAAAACAATTTTTGAAGGTGTATCTAATATTTTAGTAATATTAGGAGGAGCTATTGTAGAAGCTTTTCTTGAAATTACTGGTATATTTAATATAGTAGTCAGTGCAATTGCAGGATTTGCTTCTGCATTCTTGCAATATAGTGGATTAGCAGGAGGAAATAGTAAGCAATTAGCAAGCAATATTTCACAGGCATTTACAACAATAGGACAGATTATTTCTAGTGTATATAACTTTATAGCTCCTATTATTAATTTTTTAGCACAACTATTAGGAGCAGTACTGGGATGGGCAGTAAGAGGATTAGTAGAACTCTTTGGACTTTTAGGGCAAGCGATTAATTCTGTGGGTGGATTTTTTAAAAAGTTATTTAATAAAAAGGATGCTGAAGAAAGCAAGAATGCTATTAAAGATGTCAACAAAGAACTGCAGGATTTAGGAAAATCAGCTGAAAAAGGAGCAACTGCCAATATTGAAGTAAATAAAAAAGAAACTATTGATACAAAGGTTAATTTTAAACCAGGAGACATGCCTCCTATTGCAACAGCTCAACCTCAGAATTTACCGCCTCAAAAAGTTGAATTTGACACTAAAAATTTATCAGCAGATTTACAAGGAATAGGTAATTCTATCCAAAATAATCCTGCTGATCAGACAAGAAATAATAAACTATCTGAGATAAAGTCTGAATTCCCTGCTTTAAAGGCTGAGATAACTGCAATGAAAAATATTATCAGTCAAAAACTGGATGCTGTTGCAAATGCTATAAAGAATAGAAACTTAGTTCTTAATGTACATGGTCTTACTCCTGATGAAGTTATAGCAAGGATAAAGGCTGCAATAGAGAAAGGATAAAAATGTTTAACTTAGATATAAAGATTTTCATAAAATTTGAAGAATCTATAGACTACAAAAATTTAAAATTTTTAGGAAGTAATAGTTTTAATACCCTTGATTTTCTTCAAAAAAAAATGGGAAATACAAAATTTTTAGGAAAAGTCCAGAATATGCTTAATAATACAACAAATAATGCTATTGATGGATTTAAGTCATCTAATTTATATGCATATGCTGATAAATATTTGACTACTTTAAAAGAATACTATTTATTTCCCGTTTCCCCAGCTGAAATAAAATTTAAAAGTGTGGGGTCATGGGAAAAAATAGAAACTGCATCTGGAATATTGAAACTTAAAAATAAAAATACTTTACAGGCATTATCTTTCAGTTCATTTATTCCAGAACAAAAATATAATTTTGCCTCACATCATTTACTAGATCCTTTTACAACATTTTTATTATTTAAAAGTCTAGAAATGAGTGATAAACCTATCAGATTTATTTTGACTGGAAAATTTGGAAAAAGTTCCATATCTTCGCTTATAAATCCCGTAGATTTAAATTTTTTAGCTACTGTTAATAGATTTGATGCAGAATTTGACAATATGGGAGCTTTAAATTTTGATATAGAGTTTGAAGAATTTCATGAATTTGAAGAAATCAAAGAAGCAGATGCTTTAGAAGAAAAACTATATTATAAGGTGGAATAAATGAAAGTGATAATAACAAATCCGGAACAAAAAAGATATGATATCTCAAGTTTAGTTAAAGATAACATACAATTAAGCAGTAATATAGACAATATAACAGCTCAAATGGATTTTGAACTTGCTTATAATTACAGGGAAGAGCTTCCTTTTTCTCCAATAGATTTGGAAGCAGGAGCATGTTTTATTGAGCTATATGACAACCAAAATATATTAATATTTCAGGGAATTATACCAAAAGTGCAGATAAATAAAAATTCTCCGAAATTCAATGCCTTTGATCCAGGATTTTATATTTCAAGAATAGCCGACATATTTCAGTTTAACAATATTCCTGCAGAAGAATGTATAAGAAATATGTTGGCAGAATTTAAAATGCCTATTGGTACTTTAGAAGCTACTGGAATTAAAATAGACGAATATTATTATAAGGAAACTATAGCTGAAGTTATAAAGAAAATAATAGAAATAATAAAAGAAGAATCTGGAAAAAACTATTACTTTTATTTTAAAGATAATGCTTTCCATTTCTGCGAGAGAAACAAGGATAAATATCTGGATGGCTCTGTACAGCCTAAAAGATACAGCATTTTGGTAAATAATAAATATATTGATATTTTCAAATTCATAAAAGATGCTTCTTATTCCTTATCATTTGAAAATATGAAAAACAGCATTATTGTTGTTGATGGAGATGAAGAAAAAATGAATAAGACTGATATGGCCAAAGATGAAGAAAATATAAAAAAATATGGACTCTTGCAACATGTAGTTAAGCAAGAGAAAAACGATCAGAAATCATCTTCAAAAGACAAAAAAACTAAAGAAAAAACTGATAGAAAAGATAAAAGTAAAGGAGATGACGAAAATAAAGAAAAAAAAGGAAGAACAAAAAAAAGAAAATAAAAATAAGAAAAATAGAAAAAAAAGAGGTACATCAGAAAAAGAAGAGAAAGAAAAAAATAAAAAGAAAAAACGTGAGAAGAAACCAATTAAAGCTCAAAATTTACTGGAAGAAAAGAATAAATTAGAAAGAACATTTACTCTTGCAGTTCCTGGCATTCCTATTTTAAGAGCCGGAGATTTAGTAAAAATTGAAAAAAATGCAACTGGAATAACAGGAGTATTTGAGGTGAAAAGTGTAAATCATAATTTTTCTCAAAAATATTCACTTGCTGGGATAAATATTTATTTTATGAGCTTAACTTTAGAATATGTGGAGGGAATAAAAGATGAATAATAAATTGATGGAGAATGATGAAGCAAAACACGAGGAGCCTAATAAAGTATACGATAGTTTAGCAAAGACTTTAAAAGAAAAATTTTCCAATCCAGACTGGAACGGACCTTTTTTAGGAACTGTTATTAGTGCTCCACCTGATTTAAAGGTTCAAATTGATGAAAAAATTATTCTGAATAAAGATAAAATTATAGTTGCCTGGGAAAAAGTAAAAGGATATACCAGACAATTTAAAGAAAACGGCAACATCAAAATTGAAATTGAAGAAATAAATATAAATGACGGGACAAACAAAGATAGCGGAGGGAATATTCACAATAAAATCTCTGCTACTGGAAAACTTAAAGGGACATATGAAGCAGATGGTAGTAATGAATGGACTGATGAATTAAAAGAAGGGGACAAGGTTATAT